GATGACATATTAACAGCGATCGAAGTATTGGAGGCGAGAAATGGCAAATGAAACTATCGCATACAATAAAAACGATTTGCGTGATATTTACAAAGCATTTAAACTTATGGACGACCAAGCAACAGAGGAAGCAAGAACTCAATCTGCTGCTCTGGCGTATTTTGCATCAGAGGAAATTAAACAGGCAGCTAGGACTAGAACAAAGGCTGGCAAGGTTGCGCAAAGAGTCGCAGACGGCGTTAGCATCTCTAAGTCAAGTAAAATCGGTGAGTTCCGTTATGGCTTCGCAAGACAAAAGTTTTCAGGTGGTGCTACTACGCAGACCCTATGGGGTGGCGTTGAGTTTGGTTCAAATAAATTCAAACAGTTCCCTGCATATTCAGGACGGCAAGGCAGAGGTAGTCGTGGATGGTTTATCTATCCAACCCTTCGTAGAATTCAGCCTGAATTGATTAACAAATGGGAACAGGCTTTTGATCGCATTATTAAGGAATGGGTCTAATGGCAACCGGTAATCGCACACTCAAGTTATCAATCCTTGCTGATGTTGATGACTTAAAAAAGAAGTTAGGCGAAGCTGACAAAGCCGTTGAAAGTAATTCAAGCAAGATTGCAGATTTTGGAAAAAAGGCTGCTGCTGCATTTGCCGTTGCCGCTGCTGCTGCCGTTGCCTATGGAACTAAATTAGCCATTGATGGGGTCAAGGCTGCGATAGAGGACGAGCAAGCACAGTTAAGGTTAGCTGCTGCATTAAAGACCGCCACAGGGGCAACTGACGACCAAATAAAGGCTACTGAGGCATATATTCTAAAGACCTCACTTGCAACCGGTGTCGCTGACGATCAACTTAGACCAGCATTCCAACGCTTAGCGGTATCTACAAAAGATGTTAATGAAGCCCAAAGATTATTAAACCTGTCTTTAGATATTGCAAAAGGTCGAGGACTTGACCTTGAAACAGTTGCAAATGCTTTAGGTAGGGCTCAAGATGGCAATACCACAGCTTTGGGCAGATTAGGTCTTGGATTATCAAAGAGCGAACTCGCCACGCTTTCATTCACCGAAGTTCAACAAAAACTTTCAGATCTTTATGGTGGAGCAGCTGCTGCAAACGCTGAAACATTTCAAGGAAAGATTGATCGCTTAAAAGTTGGATTTGATGAGGCAAAAGAAAGTTTGGGAACAGCATTGTTGCCACAAGTTGAAAAATTTATTGGTTATTTGAATGAAACAGGCATCCCAGCGTTAAATGATTTTATTGCCGGTTTAACTGGTGATGAAGGATTAAATGCTGCATTTGATGAAACCGAAACTGGAGCATTTCAATTTGGAGCAGTCATTAAAACAACTGCTGGCATTCTTGCTGGATTCATTACATTTCTTAAAGAAGCGGTTGGCTTGTTAATTGAATTTGCAAATCGAGCAATACAAGCGGTTAATTTAGTTAAACCCGGAGCAGATATTAACTACATCCCAAATCCATCAGCTTTAACAGGTCAGGGTTTCTTAGGTGCTCCAAAAGTTCCAAGTTCCAATTTTACCTATGGTGCAGGAAATCCAACCGTCATTAACAATGTTTCAGTTCAAGCAGTTGATAGCGAGGGTGCTGCAAGAGCAGTTGCAAAGGTGTTAAATAACAGCGCATCTAGATCAGTTCCACAACTGTATAACAACGGCATAAAGGGCGGATAATGACTGCATTTATACCCGATTGGAAAGTTACAATCAATGCGGTTGAATATACAAATGTTGCAATATCTGACATTGCCCATCAGGCTGGTCGTGAGGATATTTATTCACAACCCAATCCATCTTATATGCAAATTGAATTAATTGCGTTAAACAATGAAAACTATAACTTACAAATTAACGACGGAATAACCTTACAAGTAAAGGATAGCACAAACACATATCGCACTTTATTTGGTGGCAACATCACAGACATTACAACTGAAGTTGCAACGGCAAGCAGTATTACTGAAACCTTTACTTACACAATCCTTGCTTTAGGTTCATTGGCTAAACTGCCAAAAGTAATTTACAACGGAACATTGGCAAGAGATGATGACGGCGATCAAATATACGAATTGCTTTCAGATTTATTTCTGAATAATTGGAATGAAGTGCCAGCAGCTGAAACTTGGTCTGGATACAATCCAACTACCACTTGGGCAAATGCTGAAAATCTAGGACTTGGAGAGATTGATCGCCCAGGGCAATATGATATAAGGGCAAGATCAGTTGATCCTGATACTGTTTATAACATTGCAAGCCTTATTGCTAACAGCGCATTTGGCGTTTTGTACGAGGACAATCAAGGACGAATTGGTTATGCAGACAGCATTCACAGGCAAAATTATCTCGCTAATAATGGTTATACAGATATTTCAGCCAACACAGCTATTGGAGCAGGATTAAAGGTTTTGACTAGAGGTGCAGATGTTCGCAATGATATTGTGGTTAAATTTGGTTCAGGCTTTGGGTCAGAGCGAGCTGCGATAGATGCCACAAGTATTGCTTTGTTTGGTTATAGAGGCGAATCATTAAATACAGTTTTGCATGATGGTAATGATGCTCAAGCTGTGGCTGATCGCTTTATTGCCCTTAGATCATATCCAAGAGCCTTATTTGACAGCATTACATTCCCATTGACTAATTCAGCCATTGATGATGTTGACCGAGATGCCTTGCTTCAAATCTTTGTAGGTCAGCCAATGCGAATAACAGATTTACCTGTTCAAATAGCCCCAACTCAACAATTTGAGGGTTATGTTGAAGGTTGGCGTTGGAGCACTAGATTCAACGAATTATTCTTAACTATAAATTTGAGCCCGATTGAATTTTCTCAAGTAGCACTTGCTTGGGATCAGGTATCAGCCTCAGAGGCATGGAACACTTTATCCGCTATACTAACATGGGAAAACGCGATTGGAGCAGTAGCCTAATATGGCAAACACTACGAATTATAATTGGGAAACACCGGACGACACCGATTTAGTTAAGGATGGCGCAGCTGCTATCCGGACGCTTGGTTCATCTGTTGATACAACAACAAAAGCCTTAAATCCATCTACAACTCTTGGCGATATTGAATATCGTTCGGCGACAGCAAATACAAACACAAGACTTGCAATTGGAACGACTGGACAAATCTTATCTGTTGTTGCAGGAGTGCCAGCATGGGTTGCAAATGATGTTGGTGATATTACTGAAGTTGCTGCTGGAACTGGAATTAGTGGTGGTGGAACATCTGGATCAGTAACTATCACAAACTCAATGGCAACAGCAATTGATGCTAAGGGTGATTTAATTGGCGGAACTGGCGCAGATACATTTGCAAGATTAGCCGTAGGCGCAAACGATACAGTTCTTACAGCAGATTCAACAACGGCAACGGGTTTGAAATGGGCTGCTCCTGCTGGTGGTGCAAGTTTTGCTGGAGTTTCACTTTACAAATCAGCAGCACAAACTGTTTCTAATGCTACTGATACAGCAGTTACTTTTGATCTTGAAAATTTTGATACTAATACTTATCATGACAATTCAACAAATAATACAAGAATTACAATCCCAACAGGCAAGGGCGGATATTATTCAGTTCAAGCCATGATTACTTTTCTTAGTGGATCAGGCATTAGAGCTGCAACTTTAAGAAAAAATGGAACTACTAATCCAATTGATATTGCTTCAAATAATGACGGATCAAGTTCATCAACATCTTTAGTTTTACAAAAAACTGTTTCAGCAGTTGCTGGAGATTATTTTGAACTTTATTGCTATCAAGATCGTGGCGGAACTCTTGATTTACGAGGTGGCGATGGTTTTACTTATTTCACTATGAGTTACTTAGGAGCATAATTATGGGATTATTTGAACAAATTACAGAGGCTTACCCTGAATTGACAAATGAGGATTTTTACCGAACCACAGGTGTTATTAATTTACAAGATGATTCAGATGGCGTTGGTGCTTATATTCTTAAATGGGAATACAGCAAGCCAATTCCAAAAGGTCTAAAACTAGGCAAACCTAAAGGCTAATGAAGCCTTACCTATCAAAAGCAGCTGTTCAATTACGGGAACAAATTGATGACTGCTTTCCTGATAGATCTAGAAAATCAGATGGTTGGATTGCTTCAGCACAGCATCAAATGAGATCTAAAGTTTCCGATCACAACGCCTTGCCTTCTGGTGAGGTTTGCGCAATTGATATTACAGCTGATCTAGGTCAAGCCGAAGGCATATCTGCCTACCTTGCCGATCAAATCCGAATTGCTGGCAAAACAGATAAGCGGATCAAATATGTAATTCACAATCATCATATTGCCAGCAAACTATTTAACTGGCGATGGCGTAAATACAAAGGCATCAATCCTCACACAAAGCATATTCATATTTCATTCCACCCAAAACAAACAGGAGAGTTCTTTAATATCCCACTACTAGGAGGCAATGCATGAAACTATCAAACAAACACAAAGCTGCAATTAAGTCATATTTAAGAGCTGTGGCTGCTTCTGGCATTACTGTCTTATTGGCGATCGTTGCTGACATTCGACCAGAATTTGCAATCTTGGCTGGTGCGTTAGTTGCACCTATTGCCAAAGCACTTGATCCAAAGTCCGGCAAAGAAGCTGATTATGGAATCAATGCGAAATGACAGCAAACGAATGGGTTGGTATCGCCGTTGGCGTATCCGCCATATCAACAAGTTTGTTGCTGGGTCTGCGCTGGGTTATTAAATC